AGCAAACAAGCCAGTATAACTTTCCTAGACACAATCACAAAATCAACTTGGAATTGGATAAAGAAAGTTAAGAATTTACCTTGACACATCTGAGATATGTGGTATACTTTATACATGTCAAAAAAGAAAAAAACCAAGAAGAAGATTTCAAAGACGAGTGTCCGCAAAACATGGGAAAACGGCGATAACCCAATTGGGTTGAATCTCATTTCTCCAATGTCATATGAAGATTACATGAAAGCCGCACTTGAGATTATGTCCAAGAGATTTCAGATTCGAACCTATAAACTAGCAAATGAAGATGATTATCCCGGATTCCTTCGAGGAAGAGATCTTCGTATTCAGGTGTGGTTCGACAAAAAGTACACAGGTTATGAACTTATAATTGAAGTTCCGTTCTGGTTACAGTCAAACCGCAACAAAGAAGATCGTTTGTATATGAGACAAGCAGCAAATGTACATCTCAAAACCATACACGAACAAGTAGAACAGGCAAAGAAAAAGTTTAACAAGAGTAAGCCCAAGACTACCAAGAAGAAGACTACCAAGAAGAAAAGAACAGTAAAAATTGGAACCACACAAAAAGCATTTGAGAATGCAAAGAAAAGCAAATGATTTTAATAGATAACAACCAACTAATAATTGCAAATGTTTTTGCGTCAATGAAGCACCACAACATCGAAGATGAAACTATACTTCGTCATCTTGTCGTGAACACTTATAGAAATTACAACAGCAAATTCAAGGAAGAATATGGAGACATGATTATATGTCATGACTCTGCCCATTGCTGGAGGAAAGAGTTTTTTCCTCTATACAAAGCAAATAGAAAAATTACTAAGAAAAAGTCCAAGCATGACTGGGACAAGATCTTCAATACCATGACAGAAATTCGTAAGGAAATCCAAGACAATTTTCCGTGGAAGAATGTATCTGTACCCAAGACAGAAGCAGATGATATCATTGCTTGCATTGCTAAGAATTCATCCCCAATGGAATCGGTTGTAATTGTTTCTGCCGATAAAGACTTTCAGCAACTTCAAAAGTATTCCAATGTTAAGCAGTGGAGTCCCATGAAGCAAGACTATTTGTTATGCGAGGATCCAGAAGACTACCTGTTAACACATATTATTTCTGGTGATTCTTCTGACGGTGTTCCTAACATTCTATCAGATGACGATACTTTTGTTGTTGACGGTAAGAGACAAAAACCATGCGGTAAAAAGAAGATAGAAATTTTCAAAGACAGGTATCTCAACGAGAATACCATTGATGATGATGTTCGCAAAAACTGGAGTCGAAATGATAAGATGATCAATTTCGATTTGATTCCAGAAAATATTCAAAATGAAATTATGAAAGAATTCAACAAGGAACACAACGGAGAAAACAAAAATATTTTTCAGTATCTCGTAGACAACAAACTAATTAAACTACTAGAATGCATTGAAGAATTGTATTAATTATACGATGGCAAAGAATAAAAGAAAAAATAAACAGAAAGGTAATCAGAATAGTTTTCAGCATGAAGATTATTATGATCTTAGAAATGTCACAAAAAAAACTGCGAAGCATAAGCGAGTGAAGGATAAGAAATATCTTAAAGATGCAATTCGTGGAGACATTGATCTAGATTCTTATCACGAATATAATGGTAATTGATTTAAATGGAGACTATATTATGGAAAGCACAATGACACCAACTAAAATTTCAAACGAAACCCTAGATGTATTGAAGAACTTTTCTTCGATCAATTCTAACATTCTTGTGAAGGAAGGGAATGTAATAACAACAATTTCTCCCGTAAAGAATGTTATGGCAGAAGCAACTGTACCAGAATCATTTGATCAGAAGTTTGGTATCTGGGATCTGAATAAGTTCCTTGGTACAATCTCTCTGTTTGAAGATCCGGAATATATGTTCGAAGAAAAATGTGTAACAATTAGTTCGAGTACGAACAACTCCTCGGTTCGTTACTATTATTCAGAACCTTCACTTCTTACTACAGTAAACAAGCAAATCAACATGCCAGAAGCAGTGGTTACTTGTTCAATTACACAGAAGGTATTTAATGATATCCTAAAGGCATCCTCAGTACTTCAGGTAAGTGATATTGCAATTAGATCTAATGCAGTACTAGATCAACTTGAAATTGTAGCACTAGACAAGAAGGACAAGAGCAGCAACAGTTATTCTATTGCACTCGATCACCTTCCCGCAGGGGGACCTGAGTTTTCTTTCTTCTTTAAGTCAGAAAATCTAAAGATGTTGTCCGGTGATTATGATGTTAGTATTAGCGATAAGGTGGTTAGTCAGTTTACCAATATCAATCGTAGTTTGAAGTACTGGGTAGCACTAGAATCAGACTCATACTACCAAGCATCATGAATACTTTAGTAACAGGTGGAAGTGGATTAGTAGGATCCTGCATCACTGGAACGCATAAACCCCGTTCCAGTGATGTCAACTTGCTAGACTTTGATTCTGTGTTATCATATATTAAAGACAATAATATAAGACAAATAATTCATTGTGCTGCTCGGGTGGGTGGTGTGAAAGAAAATACCGACAAACCCGGAGAGTTCTTTTATGAAAACACACAGATGACATTGAACATATTAGAGGCAGCAAGAATTTGTAATGTTGAAAAGGTAGTATGTGTATTGTCAACTTGTATTTTTCCTGCTGAAGCAACATACCCAATTACAACAGATCAGATCCACTTAGGCGAACCACACAAATCAAACTATGGATATGGTTATGCCAAGCGTATGACAGAAATTAATGCTAGAGCATATAGAGATCAGTATGGTATGAATATTGTTACAGTTGTTCCGTGTAATGTGTATGGTATAGGTGACAATTTTAATGTAAGCAGTTCTCATGTTATTCCCGGATTGATTCATAAGTATTATCTTGCATCAAGAGATGACACAGATGTCACGATATGGGGAGGTGGACTAGCAAAAAGAGAATTCATATACAACAAGGATCTTGGTAGAATTATAGATTGGGTAGTTGAAAATTACAACGACACAGAACCTCTTATAATTTCACCAGATGAAGAAATTAGTATAGCCAGTCTTTCTAATAAAATTGCATCAATTTTTAAGTTTTTCAATACTATTCTGTATGACAATTCAATGCCCGATGGTATGATGAGGAAACCATCAGATAATACAAAACTTAAGAGTTTACTACCAGACTTTTCTTATACATCTATAAGGGATGGACTGGAAGAAACCATCCAGTGGTTTACTGATAATTATGATAAAGGAAATGTTAGATTATGACGACTATGAAGAATTGGAAGTTGATGGATGATGCCATCACTCAAGAACAAAGAGAAAAACTATCTGATTTTTGTTTGAACAGTGATAGGTTTTCTCAAGGTGAAGAGGTAAGAAAGTTTGAGAAACAGTGGAGCGAGTGGCAAGGATGTAAGTATTCTGTGTTCTGTAATTCTGGTTCCTCTGCAAACTTCTTGATGGTGCAAGCAGCAAGAGAACTATGGGCGCCTCACCCCGGAGCAACTTGGGTTTCACAGGCATGTACATGGGCGACTACAGTTTCGCCCATCATGTTGTCGGGTGATAATCTACAACTCTGCGATGTGAGTATTCCTTCTCTTGGACCAGACAAAAAGAATCTAGAGAAAGTTTTTAAGGATGGTTGTTGGGACGGTGATTGTCCACGTTATCTTTTCCTTGCACATCTTCTGGGGTTCCCTGCAATTGATGATGAAATTCTACAGTTGTGTGAATACTATGGAGTTACACTTCTTGAGGATTGTTGTGAGTCTCATGGTGCTACGTTTAAGGGTACTAAGATTGGTAATTTCGGAGACATGTCTTCGTTCTCTTTCTACTACGGACACCACATGACAACCATTGAAGGTGGAATGGTATGTACCAACCACAGTGGACTTTATGAAAAACTTCTACTTCTTCGTTCTCACGGACTTCTCCGAGAACTACCAAAGGAAGNACAAGAAGATTACAAGGACATGGTGGTAGATGATAACTTTACGTTTATNCTGCCTGGATATAATATGAGATCAACNGACTTCAATGCNGTTCTTGGTCAAATGCAACTGAAAGATCTGGACAAGCACAATGATATTAGAATTAAAAACTTTGACAAGTTTGCCTCTACTCTAGATCCGGAGAAGTATCATGCTGATTTTAGAACCGAAGGTAATTGCAGTTTCTGTTTCCCGGTGATTACTAAGAATGGAAATGTACAGGATATAAGAAAAACTCTAGAAAAGGAGGGTGTAGAAACTAGACCAATTATTGCAGGTAATCTGTATAGACACCCGTTCATGAATAGAGTAAACCAAAAGAGGTTTGATACCAATGCAGAATTGGTACACCAGAATGGATTTTATATTGGAAATAACCATTCGGTTCGGGTAGAAGATGTAGACTGGCTTACTGACTTGTTGAATAAAAATTGATATGGAGTGTATAGTATGAGTGTAGCAGAAGTAACAAAAGACTTTTTGTGGGTAGAGAAGTATCGACCTAGCAAAATTGAAGATTGTATTTTACCAAAGGACATCAAGGATACCTTTCAGGGTATTGTAGATTCGGGTGAATTGCAAAATCTACTTCTTTCGGGTGGAGCAGGTTGCGGAAAGACAACCATTGCAAAAGCCTTATGTAATGAAATGGAATCGGATTGGATTATTGTCAACTGTTCAGAAGACGGTAACATCGATACTTTGAGAACCAAGATCCGTAATTTTGCCAGTAGCGTATCGATTGGTGGGGGAAACAAGGTAGTCATTCTCGATGAGTTTGATTATGCAAATGCACAGAGTATGCAGCCTGCACTTCGTGGTTTTATTGAAGAGTTTGCAAACAACTGTCGTTTCATCCTGACTTGCAACTTCAAGAATCGAATCATTGAACCTCTTCATTCCAGATGTACCAATGTTGAGTTTCGCATTCCCAACTCAGAAAAACCCAAAATGGCAGCAGGGTTTCTAGAGAGAATCGAATACATTCTCAATGAAGAAGGTGTTCAGTATGAGCAACGGGTTCTTGCTGAACTTGTAATGAGACACTTTCCTGATTTCAGAAGAGTAATCAATGAGATACAGAGGTATTCGGTAGCGGGAACAATCGACATTGGAATCTTGTCCAAAGTGGGTAGTGTTAAGATCAACGAACTTACTGCGGCAATGAAGTCGAAGAAGTTTCCGGATGTTCGTAAGTGGGTTGTTGAGAACCTAGATAATGATCAGACACGAATCTTTCGAAAGATATATGATGGTTTGTATGAAACCATGGAACCACAAAGTATCCCCAGAGCAATTCTTGTTCTTGCGGAATACCAGTATAAATCTGCATTCGTAGCAGATCAAGAAATTAATCTTACAGCATGTTTAACAGAACTTATGATGGAGTGTGAATTCAAATGAATAAACTTAATAAAGGATTTAAACCACACGGTGATTGCGTAGTCATCGAACTTTGCGAGAAGAAAAAAGAGTTTGATAAGATCATCTACGAAGACAAGAAGAACATCCCTTGGGTAAAGGGTAGAGTTATGTCTATTGGTAGAGGTGTGAAAGATCACAACGGAAACGTATATCCTTGTGATTTTAAAGTTGATGATTATGTTGTGTTTGATAAGACAAAAGGCGTAGAGTCGTATGAAGGACTAGCAATCGTCAAGGTTCAATCTGTTGTTATGGTGGTAGATAAAGATACAGAGATTTCAGGATGAAATTAGGAGATTACCTAAAAGCAATAAATACGACTAAGGAACCTCTGATGGATTCTGATGATCATTTTATAGAACGTGATTATACTCCGTTTGTTATTAATCGGTGTCTGTCGTTTTTTCCCGACACAATTTTGCAAGTAAACGAAATGAATGTCAGATCTTCTGTTGACAAGAAGATGCAGTTTGATTTTCTTTCTTCTACAATCAGGAAAGGACGTAGGTATAGTCCTTGGATCAAGGAAACTTTACCCGATGATATTGAGGTAGTAAAGGAGTATTTCAATTATAGCAACAAAAAAGCCAAGGAAGCAATCGATGTATTGACTCAAGAAGATATTGAAATGATCAGATCCAAACTCTCAAAAGGTGGGAAAGTATAAATAGTATTAAAGTGCCATTTATATAAAGGATGTGAGCATGGAGAGAATTGAACTAAGNATTGATGATTTGGTAGAAGTNGAACTNTTTGAAGACGATGACTTTTTAAAGATAAAAGAAACATTGACTCGAATAGGAATCTCTTCCAGAAAAGAAAAAAAACTATATCAGTCTTGTCATATTTTGCACAAAAGAGGCAAATATTACATTGTTCACTTTAAAGAACTATTTTCTCTTGATGGACTACCTTCTAATTTTTCAGATGAAGATAAGGCAAGAAGAAATACAATAGTCAATCTACTGGATGAGTGGGAATTTGCGAAATTGTCAAACCCCGAAAAAACAAAGATCCTGTGCTGAATATAAAACAATTAAAGATTTTGAGTCATAAAGAGAAAGAAGACTGGGAATTGTGTCCTAAATATCATATAGGAAAGAAGAGATAACTGGAGTTTTTATATAATGAAAATCGATATTCGTGATGTGACCCACCAACTAGATTCTAAAAATAAAGAATCATACATTAAAACCCTTAAAACCGATACCCTCCCAATTCTAATATTGGAGGATGGTGTTGCTCGTACCGATTGGTACAAAGATACAATCGAAGTACCTGATGATACAGATGCAATTTATCTGGGAATATCACAGGGAAATGGTGACTACATTGCACAAGACATATCAGAACTCAACGGAGAATGGTTAGCAAAAATTCAAGGTGTTCCATCATCCCATGCTATCCTGTATCTATCCGATAGATACAAAAAAGAAGTTCTTAGACTTGCAAACCAAGGGATGGATTTAAATTTGGCGTGTGCAAAAACACAAAAAAACTTTAAGGTGGTTACGCCCCATCTTCCTTTCTTCTTCCAAGAAGAAAATAAAGAAATGACACTAGTACCATTAAAAATGCTGGCTTACGGTGCAGGACCGTTGGGACCAGGATACGGACAAGGACCAGTAGGAGGTTAAATTATGTTAAGTTTTCCCAGAGTAGGTGATTATGGATATCTCGGTAATGCTATGTTTCAATATTCGGCACTGTTAGGAATCTCTGACAAGCACGGATACACTCCCGTCTACGACTACGACAAAACTGGATCAATGGTAACACTTCATGATCATTTTGATGTATCTAAAGCAGAGAATATGGAACACTGGAAACAGGTTCACGGAATAAAGAGAGTATGGAAAGAACCACATTTTCATTTCTCTGATGTTGCATTTCAAGAAAAACCAAGTATGTCCAGTGAAAGAAAAGCCAAGTTAGGAATCGTAGACAATACACCTAATATCATCAAGGATGACACAGGACTAAACGGATACTTTCAATCTGAAAAGTATTTCAAGCACATCGAAGATACAATTCGTTCAGAATTTAAGTTCAAAGAAGAAACAGAAAAGGAATGTGCTGAAAAAATTAAATCAATCAGAAACTCTGATGATACTGTTCTTGTTTCTTTGCATGTCCGACTTGGGGACTACAAAGTATTGGAACATGTATACGTTCCTCTTATCAAGACTGGATATTANCAACAGGCAATTACTTACATNAACAATGAATTTGAAGGAAANCCTATNAAGTTTGTTGTGTTCTCAGACGAACCCGAAACATGNAAGCAGGTATTCTCAGGAGAGAATGTAATATTTGCTGAAGGTGGATCCCAGACACAAGATATGTGTTTGATGTCTATGTGTGATCATAACATCATTGCGAATAGTTCTTTTAGTTGGTGGGGTGCATGGTTGAATACTAACGAAAATAAGAAAGTTGTTGCACCAACTGGCTGGTTCCAACCAAATGAAAAGGATCCAAAACATTCAAAGGATCTGTATTGTGAAGATTGGATTGTTCTATGAAAAATTCACTTGCGATTTATGNCGGACATGACGCATCTGTTACGTTCGTAGATAAACAAGATAGAGTCAGGGTAATTGAAGTAGAAAGATACGTCAAGCAACGCTATGCTGCTCTGTCTTCTTCCCATGATCCTAGATCTTTTGGAATCGGAGATACAAAGAGACTAGATTTTTTAAATTACTTGTATGATTCTGTATCTGATCCAGAACAAATTGATAGCATTTTGTGTATGGGAATGAACGAAACTGATGAAAATTTAATTTTAAAGTTTTTTCCAAACGCAAAATTCAAAACGATGAATCATCATCGTTCACATGCCTACTGTGGACATTACCAATCGGGGTTTGAAAAGAGCATTATATTTTCTATAGATGGTGGTGGGGTGGATCATGGAGAACTCGTTACTACTAAAGCATTCTTGGGGGATGGAACGAGTGTCACGGAACTCGAAGATTGTAAAATTGATTTTGGAACTGCCTATATGTCAATTGGTAGATACATCTCTGAGATTAAAAAGAGACAAGATGATTCTCTTGCTTGGGCAGGTAAAATCATGGGACTCTGTGCCTATGGTAAGGTAAGAGAAGAATGGCTAGAACCAATGCAACGGTTCTATAATACAATATCTATAATTACACATAAAAGAATGGCATACAAAGATCATTCTGGAGGAGAACACATTATTCAAGAACTTTTCCCAAACACAATTCTATCAAGAGATTGCTTAAAGGGACAAGACAGTTATGATCTTGCTGCTACAAGTCAGTTTGTGTTCGAGAAACTTCTAAGAGAATGGATTCAACCTCTTGTCAATGAACACAAAGACAGAAATGTCGTTCTTGTTGGTGGATGTGCCTTGAATGTATTATACAACCAAGAACTGTCTGAATATATTTTTGACAAAACAATGAACAAACTTTACGTTCCACCAAATCCAAATGACTGTGGACTCTCTCTTGGGTTTTTCTTAGAGCATCATCCCGAATTACGAAAAAGAGATTTTGTATATGATGGTATTGAACTGCTCGACAAAGAAGATTTAGAATCGCATATTTCAAAAAGAAATGCAAGAGAGGTAACCACATCAGAAATTGTAGATATCATCAAACGAGGCGAAATCGTCGGGATGGTGTATGGNGATTCTGAAATTGGACCAAGAGCGTTGGGNAATAGAAGTATCATCTGCGATCCATCATTTGATGGTATGAAAGACATTCTAAACAAGAAGGTTAAGTTNAGAGAATGGTATAGACCGTTTGCTCCGGTTTGTATGCTTAATGAATCAAACACATANTTNCANAAAGTTTTNGAATCTCATTATATGAGTTTTGCNCCGAAGGTAAAGGAAGAATACCACGAAAAACTTAAGGCTATTACTCATNTNGANGAAACATCAAGACTGCAAACAGTTTCTAAAGTAAATGGNCATAAGGTGTTTACTGAAATTCTAGAAGAACTGAAAAGCAGAAATGAAATTCCTGTCATCCTGAATACATCATTTAACATTCGAGGATTTCCTATCCTCACGACGATAGAAGATGCTCTTCATGTCCTAGATAATACAGAACTAGATCATGTGGTAATTGAAGGATACCTTTTTTCAAAATGAACAACACAGAAGAAAAAATACAATTGTTTGTAGTGGGTGCTGATCCTTGCTGGACAGATCCAATTCAAACACACCAAACAGACAAATCCAACTGGACTCTGCATGGTGATGGAACTAAAATTTTCGTAGATCATATGCTAATCGATGGGTTGTCGTGTAATGATGAAAACAAGTATGCATGGATATATGAACCGGCGTCTGTTATTCCAGACATAATTGGACATATAAAGAGCAATATTCATGTATATGGTAAAGAATACAAGAAACTGTTTACCCACAACAAACAGATTGCAAACCTCCATGATAATTTTGTTTTGGTAGAACCGGGATTTCCTAGTTGGATAGAATCCCCCGAAGTACACAAGAAAACCAAACTCGTTTCTATGATTACCTCTACAAAGAATTTTACGGAGGGACATAGACACAGAATTAATTGGGCTTCAAAACTACAAGGAACCTTAGATCTTTTTGGTAGAAACCATAACCCGATTAAAACCAAAGAAGAGGGACTGAGTGATTATATGTTCTCTGTTAGTTTAGAGAACGACGATACCGTATATACCGAAAAACTTTTAGATTGTTTTTTGACAGGAACAGTTCCTATCTACTGGGGAAGTGAAGAGGTCAAAACCATATTCAATAATGATGGAATAATATGGATTGACAACAATTTCACAGTTGAGTCTTTGTCTGAGGAACTATATAATTCTAAGTCCGAAGCAATAAAAGAAAACTTTGAACTTGCAAACAAAATAAACAAAGGCATCCCAGAAATGCTAGACTTCTTTGTTGATGATTATATTTTAGGAGATTTGAAATGAGTGATATTGCAAAACTAGGTTTGTGTATGATTGTCAAGAATGAAGAACACTGTATTGAACGGTGTTTAGAATCTCTTTCAAAGTACATTCAATATTGGGTTATCTGTGACACAGGTTCTACTGATAGAACAAAAGAAGTCATCACTGAGTTCTTTGAAAAGAAGGGTATTCCCGGAGAAATTGTAGATCTTCCGTGGAAGGGATTCGGTGCATCAAGATCCGAAGCACTCGAATGTGCTAAAGGTAAAATGGAATATGCCTGGATGATTGACGCAGATGACAGTCTTGAAGGAACTCCAAATTTACCCAGTCCGATGACTGCTGATGGATATAGTCTGAGGATTAAAAGAGGTGATTTTACTTGGTGGAGAAATCAGATATTTCGGTTAGATAAAAACTGGAGATATGAAGGTGTTCTTCACGAGTATGCTACTTGCGAAGCGGGAGCAGATATGGTTTGCATACAACTGGGTGGAGAATATCATATTGAAGCAAGAACCGAGGGTGGTAGAAACCTTGATATTACTCCACAAGAAAAGTATCTCAAAGACGCTGAAGTTATTTTAGATGCTCTCA